ATGAGTTTGTCGAAGTGCCAATTACAACGGTAAGATCCATTACAAGAAACGCAAGAGGTCATGTAAAACGTTATGTTCAACACGTTAATGAAAAAGATATATTTTTCAAACCATCAGAGGTAATACATTTCAAACTAACCAACGTAGCAAGAGAACCATTCGCTAGAGGATTATTCCATTCCATATTATCAGACTATGAAGATCCAAGAACAGGAGAGGTTTATGATTCTCCATTGATTCAGATGAAACAAATAGAGGATGCCATGCCAAAGATATTTCAGGGCCATGCAGATCCTACAGTAATGTTCCACTTTGAGGATGCAGGAGAACAATTCATCAAGAGTCAGGCAGATGCTTTGAAGAAAATGCAGAAAGGATCAAAGATAGTTACAGATAAGGCATTTGATGTCAAAGTTATAGAGACAGCAGGCAACAGTAAATTCGAGGGTTACATTGAACATATGCAAAGAGACTTGTTAGAGCCTGGTTCTAAATTTCCATTACAATTCTTCAACGCAGGATTTACTGCAAGAGCAGCATCAGAAAGTACGGACTCTGTTTTGATCAGAAAGGTCAAAAGAATCCAAGTCAGATTAGCAAATCAAATCAAACGAAACTGTATCATGCCATATCTAAAGACAAGAGGCAAAAGAGTGAAATCAGCAGACATTCAGGTATTCTTTGAATCTCCTCAGAAACAAGAAGCAAGCATTGACAACGTAATTACCTCATACAGAGACAATATCTTGAGAAGAAGTGAGGCTAGAAAATGGCTTATTGACAATACCAACGTAAAGATTGACCAAACCGATATGGATGATGAACCACCAATTACAAGTGTAACACCAACCAATCAGTTAGCAGACAACAGAGAAGAACCTCAGGAAGAACCTAAAGAAGAGCCAGAAACTTCTGATAATGACAAAGAAGAAAAGGTATTTGAACGAGTCATGACAGATCTTAAAAATATGGTAAATGTGAGAGAGGAACTAGAGGCACATGAGAAAAGAAAGAACACATCAGAAATATTGAAATTCATAAAGGAGTTAAAATCAAATGACGATTAGAATATACACAGATTCAGAAACTACCAACACTATAGAAGCCTTAGATCTAGGAAGAGTCCTACTAGGAGAGACTAAAAAATATACAGTATTCATTAAGAACACAGATACAGAATGGCCCGTACATAATATCAAGATTGAAAATACTAATCCAGAACTTAGATTTGAAGCTCCTCAAACATTAGAAGCAAACGAGGTCAAAGAGGTGTCTGTTTATTGGACACCAAAACTAGATAGTAGAAAACCACTAAGAACTGAATTTAAATTCTCAGGCGATATATTCATAGGCTAATGGCATTACTAACCGAAAGTGGGTTAGCTTTAGAAACCGAAAATGGAATAGAATTAAACAGAGAATCTTACACACCTCCACCAAAGAGATATGGTAGAAAGAAGATACTGTTCTTCCCAGAGATTAAACATTTTGAACAGGTAGTAAAGATGAGAGGAGCAACTAGACTACCGACAAGAGATGAGGTCATAACTATCACATCAAAGATAGCACAGCAGACATCAGGTTCATTACAGTACAAAGGTACTGTGAGATTGGTCAAAGAAAGTGTTCAGGTAGTAGGAACTAACAAAAAGAGGACCAATCAAATAAATGGAAAGATGATAGGATCTAAGGTAAGATCAGTTAATGAATCCCTAGTCATAAAAGGCAAGAAGAACTATGATGAACTTATCAAGGCTATCGAAATGCTAGAGATATAATACTTCTCTATATCGGTTTAAACTCAGATTATTCATATGGCAGAACGCATAGCAGGCATAGCATTAATGCCTAGAGAGTCACGTAATGGTGTATATTATGATACTGAGGAATTAAAGAAATTTGACGGTGTTTCCGTACCGCTAAGAGTTGAGCATGACAAGGACACTCACATTGGAGAGGTCACATTTACATTTGATGAGATGAAGAGTCAGGTAAAATATGAGGCTACAGTATTTGATTCTGAATGGCAGGACATACTAAGCAACGAACAGTATCAGGTTTCAATAGGAGCATCAGTATTGGAGCAACGAGAACTATGTGACGAGGTAAGAGCCAAATGTCTTAACGCACCTGTACTAAATGAAATATTAGAATTATCCGTAGTCAGAGTTCCTGGAATCCCAGAATCTACACTACACGTTATTGAATCATCCAATGTTCAGTACATAAAAATACTCTCAGAAGAGAAACCTCAGTTAATTACTTCCAATATACAAACTACTGAAAAAGAGAAACACATGACAAACGAAACTTTAGACAATAAAGTAGAGGAAAAAGTCAAAGTCACTATCGAAACCGATGGCGAAGTAGAAGTAGGTAAAGCAGAAGCAAAAACTGAAGTTGCTCCTGAAGTTGAAGCACCAGCTCCAACCGCAGAAGCAAAAGAAGAAGTAGCTACTGAAAAGGTCGCAGAACGTATTGAGAAATCAAACGAAGACACTCTTAAAGCAGTTATTGAAACTGTCAAAGATGCATGGCAACCAAAATCAGAAGTTGCAGAATCAACTGACTCAGGTTATGTTGACGAAGCATTTACTGACGAGTCCGCTAAAAAATTCTTAGACAAAGTCTTTGAAAACGGATATGGTCGCTTAGTTATCGACAAAGAGGGTTGGATCGAGAATCACACCCAAGAAGGCAGAATTACTGCCAACGGAAGTGTTGAGGAAGCCGTATCTACATCAGGAACTATTCCAGGTGTAAAACAACGTGCAAACGTCTCAATTCAAATCGGATCTAAAACCGCAACCTCCATTAGACAATACGGTCAATTTGAAGCCTTACCAACAGGACAAAATACTGCAAGATTCTACAGAATCACAGTACCTGATGCAGGTGCAATTACCGAATCTGTCTCATCTGACATCACAGCAAGCACCCATACTTTAACTAGTATTGATGTAACCTGTTCTATCAGAGGTTGGAGACAAACCATACTCAAAGCACAACTTGAAGATTATCCTGCAAGTTTCCTAAATGCAATTAGAGAAACTGCAAGATTAGAGGCAATCAGAGATGAACACAAACTCATCTTAGAGGACCTAGCTTCAACTGCAAGAGATTATGGTGGCGTAACTACAGCTCCTTATCACATTGGTGGATCTGACGGTGCTGCAACAAGCAACACAACTGAAGAAGATGCAGACGGAGAATTTGATGAAGATGGTCTTACATTTGCTAAGAGATATCTCCAAGAACTCGGTCAAGATGTTGGTCCAGGAAAGTTAGTAGCTTTCTTAACACCAAGAGCATTTGAATCACTTGCAACATCATCAGCAATCTCAGAATATGCCCAAATTGGTAACCCTAGCGTTACTAAATTAGGACAATTAGAGAGATTATATGGTATTGACATAGTTGTAACCAACGAAGTAAAAGGAGACGTATCTAATGCAGATCGTAACATTGTAGCCGTAAAAGGTGCATCTTTCGGACTCGCTTCCCAAAGAACAATGGAACTTGAATTGCAAAAACAAGTCGCAGGACAATATTGGGATTTGGTATGGACTCACAGAATTGGTGTCAACGTGATTGATCCTAACACATACATCATTGTATCTAGTGTGAACTCTTAGACAACAACTTTTTTTTATTTTTTTACTTCTTTACTTTCAAAGTTCATACATTTTTGTATGGATGTCGAGTCAAGGATATTTGAGAAATTAGACAAGATTGAGGACAGAATTAATGATTTATGTATAAGATTATCTGCTATGGAAACTGAATATAATGCACACATAGAAAGCATGCAGCGAAAACAAGATAGAAAATTAAGAAGTAGGGATTATACATTGGCAATTATGGCAGTAGGCTTGACAATTATCGAAGTTTGCAGAACTTTAGGCATAATATAGGGAATAATAGTTATATACTATCAGAGAAAGCAGTTGTTATGGCAGGAAATCTAAGATACTATGCTCTTGGTGCTTACACAGGCTTAATTGCTCTATGGACATCTATGGGTACAATAGCATTGGATGAAACAACATCTATCGCTTTGTTAGCTCCGATCGCAATCTTAATCGGTGCAGACTATATCAAACACAAAGCAGATGCAGAATAGGGTTTTTATACCTATTTCTCTTTCTTTTTTTTATGATCAAGTACCATACTAAGAATATCAATAAACAGTTTGTAAGTCAAACAGTAATTCACACATTAGCAAATGTAGGAATAAAGGACCTATCAGGTTGGCTAAACAAATGGGATATACACGTATGGGATTTGAAAGACACCAATCCTCAGTTCTTTGAACACGTACAAACTACATCAGGACAGAAGATTAATCCAAACATGCCAAGTGGAGTAACAGGGAAATACAGAATGGATTTATGGTTACATGACTCTAATAATGACTTTAAAGCAAGAGAGAATAGTGATAGGATCATGCACGAAACCTGTCATGCTGTCTTAATATCAACACCTTATTTCGTATCTGGAGTACATGATAACGTAGATAACAGATTCAAGGCTAATTTTTGGTATTGGA